GTCTGGCTCTATGTCGTACCTAAAGTTACCCTCGCCCTTGAGTGCTACGTATACTCTACCGCTACAAGTCTCCCACTGTATTTCTTCAATGGCTCTATCATAATACTCCATAGCTTTCTTTAAGCTTATGTCAGTCTTAAGAGCTATACGATAGATGATAGAATCAGCATCAATAAAACATTTATCAAAGGGCTTGCCTTTACTATTTTTTATGTTCATACGCTACCTTCTATACAGCTTACTGCTGTCTCTAAGTTTACTTTAAACCACTCATTCTTTCTGTCTTTACTTAAGACCTCAAGTGCCTTGTGTGCCTCTACTTCTGCTGTGTGTCTGTTCTCCTTAGTGACACTATGGTATAGCTCGTAAGCTCTGAATGGGTCGCTTGTCTGGTAACTTTTAAGACGATCTGTAGCGTCAACAGCTTTACCTATCTTAACCCACTCAGGCCAAGCCTTGTTAGTAATGATGTACACATCACCTTTGGTTGAAGTAGTATAATTAGTAAAGGAACTAAAGGCTGCATCATTAAATGATTTGTAATTTCCAGACTTCCATAGTGGGTGAGTCTGAGGCACATACTTACCATCCACGTACATTCGCCTTTTGTTTTTATTATTAAGAGCGTCACATCTACGTCTTTCGTTTGTACGTTTGTTTCTAATCCACCAATCACCATCTTCAAATGACGTATTGATATTAATTAACTGTTGCTTTTGTGGTGCTATATTCATAACTTCTCCTAGTGGGTATCTGCCCATGAGTCACCTACGTTAAACTCACCAGCCAAGGGGCACCTAAGCTTGAAGTGGATACCTGCTGCCTCTATGCAACTGGCTGCTAGTCCACCAAACCTATGGGCTTGATCTTCTCGCACCTCCACTTGAAACTCGTCATGTATGTTACCTACAAGTTTGTAGTCTAACTTCCATAACTTTGCGTACTTGTCAAGTATTATTAACGCTTGTTTCATAATTAATGCGCCTGCTGACTGTAAAAGAGAGTTAAGTGCTGCGTGTTCTGACCTGATGAATATCTTACGACCATCTAAGCCTGTCACGTAGCCCTTACCCGCTGATACTGCAACATTGTCCTTGAGTGTAGCCAGTGCTGGTGTAGCCCTTAGGAAACTATCCTTAAGGCGCTTACCCACTGCTCTGCCACCACCTGCAATACTGCCTATCTTCTCGTCACCTGCGCCATATAAATAAGCGTATATGAAAGTCTTCGCCTGATTTCTAGTATCAAGACCTGCGGCTTTCTGGTTAGCTGTGTGAATATCACCCGTAAGTATAGTGTTAGTATAGTCAGGGTCATTCATGTAATGCGCTAACATTCTAAGCTCAAGACCTGAGGCGTCTATGCCTACAAGTTTGTAACCTGAGTTAACAATCCAGCAACCTCTGCACTCAGGCCCATACAAGCTACTAGAGCTAGGCACCTGTGCTAGATTAGGCTTACTGTGTGTCATACGTCCAGTTACAGCACCATTAGTATTAACGTAACCATGTACACGCCCTGTGGTCTCGTCTGTGGCCTCTAGCCAGCTACGCACCTGAGCAATGCGCTTACCTACTAACAGGTATGAAGCAATCAACTCTGCTTCTGGTATGCCTTTAACATTCTTAAGAACATCCTCAGACACGATAGGGTGGCCTGTCTCCGTAAAGGTCTTAGGTTTCCAACCAAAGTGCTTAAGGTAACGACCTATCTGTTGCCTACTAGCCAAATTAAAAACAGGCCAGTCAATACGACTAAAAGGCCCACCTACTTCTTCCCATCTTTCACCGAGGAACTTGAGTCCAACGATACTGGTGCTGCCGTCTTTCTTAAACTTGGGAACAATCTCCTTAATGTACGTAGGTAAAGGTAAAAACACTTGTTGGACAACTTCCTCAAGCTCATATGACTTCTCCTGTAATTCTGCTACTAAATCTCTGGCCTTAGGCTGGTCAAGTAACCACCCGTTTCTTACTTGATTCTGTATGATACTCTGTACGCCATGCTCTAACTCAAGGCTGTCAGAACTAAATTCTTCTAGCTCTTTAAGTAAAGCTTTGTACACTTCATGGTTTACAGTTACGTCCTGCTTACAATACGTTAGCATATCAGGCGTGTACTGTGTCCAATCACTATAGTCACCCTTAGGGTAGCCTAGCTTCTCGCCCCAGTGTCCTAGGCTGTGTGCCTCTCGCTGTGGGTTAGCTAGTCTCGACATGACTAAGGTGTCTGTAATCTTGACTGTAGAAAAGTCAGTCTTAAGAATACGCTTACACGCTGGTATGTCGTAACCTATAATGTTATGCCCTATAACCTCCTGTGCTTGTGCTATTGCTTTATTGAACTGTGACCATTGGCCCTCTACGTAAGTGACCACGGAACCAGTATCAATATCCTTAGTGACAATACACCAGACCTTTGTAGGCGCAAGCCCATTAGTCTCTATGTCAAACATTAATCTAGTCATTGTGTTACCTATAATAAATATGTGAGCCAACCTTAACTACGACTGTCATATGATCTGCCCAGTACGGGTTAACATAGTCAGCATGGTAGTGCGTTGCACCTTCGGTAATGTCAATAGACTTACCAGATAACAGGTATTGTGCCAGTATAGTAGATTCAAGCATTGCCTTATCATCATAAGGCTTATCATCTAAACCATCACACCACCAGCTATATTGGCACTGGTTCCTGATAGGGTTGACCTTATCCCACTCATTGTACTTAGCTTGCTTAACTACGCCACACACATCATTAGGATAACGCTTGTCTAACACTCTATTGAGTACGCTATGACCTACTGCTATCTGCCCTGCTAATGGTTCACCTCTGGCCTCATGGTATATGTTTAAAGCCATACACAATACGATTGAAGTAATCATATGATATAAGCTTCTACATCTTCTATAGTGCCATTCTCTTCTAACCAATTAAGACATAAAATAGCTACCTCTTTATCAGTATAAGTGTGATAGAACTCTATGGCGTCTACCTTATTATCACCCTCAATACCATCCCAGTACACATTAATAGTACAACCACCTGCCCACTTGAAAGTGTAGCCCTCACACTCAAACATTTTATGCATCTTCATTGTTATTCTCCATATCAAAAGTCGTCATGTGCGTTAGCTGCTTTAATATCAGGTGCCTGAGTAGCGACTAAGCGACTTGTATTACTCTCATAAAAGAGCCAGCCAGCTACCCCTGTACGTCCTGTACGTCTACACTTAACCAGTTGCACCTGAGTACAGTTACGTGCATAATCATCGTCCGTCATTTTGTCCCTCGACAGGAGTATGGTATTGAAAGCAATCTGGTTGATTGAACCGCTGCCCTTCAAGTCATACTCGCCTACGTCATGGGCGTCCTTAGCGTGTGGCTTACGCATATGGCTAACAATGATAATACTAACACCTGTATTCTTGGCAAGCTTGAGGCACTTATCCATGAAAGCATCTATAGTGCCATTCTCATTGCTAGTCACTGCGGCCTGTAACGGGTCTAGTATGATAACATCACAGTCTAAACCTTTGACCAAGTATTGCATCTTAGCGAATAACTCGTCAGCCTCTAAAGCACCTTGGTGATCTAATATGTGTAGCTTATCAGACTGTGCCATTTCATCGTATTTCTCATGGTACAGGTTGTAGTCTCTAGCCTCATTAGGCACATCGGCAATGTTAGTGCCCATGTAGACTGACAGTAACTTCTCTACTGTCTCGCCTACGTCAGCCTCTAAGAACACACAACCAATCTTCTTGGCGCTTTCTGTGTACATACCATGCACTAGATTGTAGACCATAGTGGTCTTGCCTATTGACGTTAGGGCACCTATGACAGTCACCTCACCTGCTGCTATGCCGCCATTCATCATGGCGTTAAGACTGCCAAAGCTTGCAGGTAGTGGCGTCACCTCTTCCGTACCACGCTTGAGGAACTTATCCCATACGTCAGAGTCACCTAGGCTTACGACACCCTCAGGCTTAAAGGCCTTAGCGTCCCAAAAGCATTTAGTAAACTCACGTACCTTATTGGCCTTGAGCATATCGCCAGCGTCCTTAAGGGGCAAAGTACACACCTTAGCCTTACGAGGCGAGAATAGTGGCAATACATCATTAGCAGCCTTAATACCTGCCTCGTCGTTGTCAAAGCATATGACCAC